TTGGTGGTGTATCTGGGAATAAGATTACTGCTATTGCTGGAGAGTCTTCTACTGGAAAAACTTTCTTCAGCCTCGCCGTTGTTAAGAATTTCCTTGATAATAATCCCGATGGTTATTGTCTCTACTTTGATACTGAGGCTGCAGTTACCAAGTCTCTCCTGGAAAGTCGCGGCATCGACACATCACGTCTTATCGTGGTTAATGTTGTCACCGTAGAAGAGTTCCGTGGAAAGGCACTCAAGGCAGTAGACATTTACTTAAAAAAACCTGAAGGGGAACGCAAACCCTGTATGTTTGTGTTAGACTCTCTTGGTATGCTTTCCACAGAGAAGGAAATTACTGACGCACTGAACGACAAACAGGTTCGTGATATGACCAAATCTCAACTGGTCAAGGGTGCTTTTAGAATGTTAACTTTGAAGTTGGGACAAGCAAACATTCCAATGATAGTAACCAATCATACCTATGATGTCATCGGTGCTTATGTTCCTACTAAGGAGATGGGTGGTGGTAGCGGCCTTAAGTACGCCGCTTCTACTATCATATATCTCAGCAAGAAAAAAGAGAAGGATGGAACAGAAGTCGTTGGAAATATTATCAAGGCAAAGGCTGTTAAGTCGCGTTTAAGTAAGGAGAATCAAGATGTTGAAGTCCGTTTGTATTATGATGAGCGCGGCCTTGACCGTTACTATGGTCTTCTGGAGCTTGGTGAGGTTGGTGGACTCTGGAAAAATGTAGCAGGTCGCTATGAAATGGATGGTAAGAAGATCTATGCAAAACAGATTCTTGCAAATCCAGAAGAATATTTTACTCCAGAAGTGATGCAAGCTCTTGATGAAATTGCTGAGAAGGAGTTTAAATATGGATGATGTAAATCCACTAGAACAGTCTGGACAAAATCAATTAGATGAAATAGCTCTAAGAGATTTTTATAAAAAAGTAACTGTCTATGATGAAGAAGGTACTGTTAAACTTTTTCACATCAAAGGTAGAGTATATGAAATACTAGAAGTCATGAAAGAACATGGCGGTATAGACACTTCAGGATGGAGGATTGTAGAGAATGAAGAACTTGCTTGATTATGTGAAAGTCTATGACAATGTTTTACCAAAGAACATTTGTGATAAATTAATAGATTCATTTGAAAAAAATCCAAACCTCCATGAAAGATATGAGAATAATAAGAGTCCTCAGTTCACTCAATTAAATATTACTTCTCATCAGTTAAAGTTTGGTCCAGATTTGCATGAGATTTTAGTTCAAAAATCTGTTGCTTGTTTGATAAAATATAGAAATCAACTTGACATTCAGAAAGAATTTCCAGAAGAATATTCATTTGAACAATTTAGAATGAAAAGATATTCTCATGTTCAGGAAGACGAGTTCAGAGAACATGTAGATGTTCATGACTATCTTTCCGCTAAAAGATTTCTGGTATTTTTCTTTTACTTAAATGATGTAGAACAAGGTGGCGAAACATACTTTCCAAAACTTGATTTCAGTGTTCAACCAAAAGCAGGAAGTTGTTTGGTGTTCCCCCCCTTGTGGTTATTCCCTCATTGTGGTATGATGGCCTCGGGAATAGACAAGTACATTGTTGGAAGTTATTTGCATTACAGATGAACGGAATTGAATCTCTCGTACTACAGAATTTGATTAATGATGAGGACTATACTAAAAAGTCTATTCCTTTCATTAAGCCTGAATACTTTGAACAACAACACAACAAGTTGTTGTTTACAGTAATCTATGAATTCTATACAAAATACAATAAACTACCTACAAATTCTGCACTGGAAATTGAGGTAGATAATATTCAAAACATCGGAGACGATGATGTTAAGAAGATCAAACAGTTTCTAGAACTTGATGTAGAAACTGTTGATGAAAAGTGGATTGTAGACACTACAGAAAAGTGGTGTAAAGATAGAGCTATCTACAATGCACTTCTTGAAAGTATTAAGATTGCAGATGGTCAAGATTCTAAAAGAACTCCTGATGCTATCCCATCTATACTTTCTACTGCTCTTTCAGTTTCTTTTGACCAGAACATTGGTCATGATTACTTAAATAATTATCTTGAACGATATGAATTTTATCATAAGACGGAGGAAAAGGTCGAGTTTGATCTTGAATACTTTAACAAAATCACCAAAGGTGGTTTACCTAACAAGACTCTTAATATCGCGCTTGCTGGTACGGGTGTCGGCAAGTCTCTATTCATGTGCCACCTTGCTAGCTCCGTGTTGCTCCAAGGACGGAACGTTCTCTATATTACAATGGAGATGGCAGAAGAGAAAATTGCTGAACGAATTGACGCAAATCTCTTGAATGTAAACGTTCAGGATATTGAACGTTTGCCCAAACAAATTTATGAGAATAAAATCAATTCATTGACTCAGAAGACTAGTGGTAAACTTATCATTAAAGAATATCCAACTGCATCTGCACACGTTGGACACTTCAAAGCTCTGTTGAATGATCTTGCTTTGAAGAAAAGTTTCTTCCCAGATATCATCTTTATTGATTATCTAAATATTTGTGCATCGGCCAGATACAAAGGTTCTATTGTAAATTCATACACCTATGTTAAGGCAATTGCAGAAGAACTTAGAGGACTGGCTGTTGAACACAACCTCCCCGTCGTGTCTGCTACTCAAACTACTCGCAGTGGTTATGGTAACTCTGATGTTGATCTTACTGATACTTCAGAGTCCTTTGGTCTTCCTGCTACTGCTGATTTTATGTTTGCCCTTATTAGTACTGAAGAACTAGAGAATCTAAATCAGATCATGGTTAAACAGTTGAAGAATCGTTATAACGATCCTACAATGAATAAGAGATTCTTATTGGGTATTGACAGGGCAAAGATGAGGTTGTATGATATAGAACAATCTGCACAGTCTGGAATTGTAGATTCTGGTCAAGATGATTATGACATGGAGGAACTCTCCAAAAATAACAAGTTTAAAAATTTCCAAGCGTTAAATTATTGAGGTAAAATTATGGCTGAAGGTTTCAATCCTAAAAATGTTGAAGAAGCAGTTAATGCGAAAAAGCAGAAAGAAAAAGAGGATGCAGTTCCTTTGGAAGTTGATTGGGATAAGTATGCTGAGTTTGTTGAAGTAATGACTAGTGAACCAACTAAGAATTACGATGCATACACCGCTCGTCTGACCGAACTGAATGAACAAGGTTGCAATGTCAATCGTCTTACTACTGCAGCTATTGGTCTATCTGCAGAAGCTGGTGAGTTCCAAGAGATTGTTAAGAAAGTTCTTTTCCAAAACAAACCTTGGAATGATGCTAACAAAGAGCATCTTGTGATTGAACTTGGTGACATTATGTGGTATGTTGTTCAAGCTTGTAAGGCTCTAGATGTTCGTGTTCAAGATGTTTTGATTGGTAATACTTTCAAACTTCTGAAACGTTATCCTGAAGGTACGTTTGATTACCTGAAGTCTGAGTATCGAGCTCCTAACGATCTCTGATAAATAGAAAATAAAAACCTCTTTCCTAAATACTAATGGAAAGGGGTTTTTTAATGCCATGGCAACACTATCAAAAGCACAACTAAAAAAGAGAGAAAATCTTAGTGTGTTATGTGATAAGTTTTTTAGTCTGAGTAACTATGAAAATAGTTTTGTAGCTCCAGAGGGAGTGTTTCATCCTGTAGCTTTAATTATAGAAACAAAGTCTGGTGAGTATGCATATGAAACTGATGATAAAGATCAGAGAGAAAATGCTATCTCTAGACTTGAAGAGTTTATGGAAGATAGATCTGCTAAATTATATTTCACTGGAAGATATGCAAATACACAAAAAATTGCGACAGTAACTTTAGATTCTTTAGAAAAGACATCGGAGTTTGGTGGTCAAGGGGCAAAAGGTGGAAAACAAAATCTATGGAATAAAATTTGAAAAAGATTTATTTGATTCTTTAATTTCTTATTATGAAACTGGAAAGGAATCTGGAGTCTATGGAAAACAAGCAAAACAGATAATAGAATCTATAGGTAAAAAAATGAGAGCTCCTTTGACTGGAGTTGTTGCTGTTGGAGAATTAAATCAAAGAAGACCTCTGAGTATTAGTGGTAGTAATTTAAATCTTGGTGATGGCAGTGTTGATATAGGAAGCACAGTCACTGACATAACTCTCAATTTTAATGGTAATAAACATGCATACTTATCTTTAAAGTATGGTAATACTTTAGCGTTTGCTAATATTGGAGTTGGCACTATTTTCAAAGAAACTGAGATGAAACAATATAAGATGAATAATAGTGCAAAAACAATTTGTAAAATATTTGGAATGAGTGAGACATCTTTTTGTGAAACCTTTGCTAACTATCCTCACACTAAAAAGATTCAAAATCATGAAGTTGATGTAACAAATACATGTGATAAAAGTGCCTTGCAGAATCTTTTACGTCAGATGGTTGGTAAGGGATATGTAATGGTTCATGGTAAAGGTAGTAAGATTGATGTCTATGATATAGATGATTCTTATTGGAGATCTGCTACTACATTACAGGGAAAGGTCACTGTGTATTATGGTGGAACAACTGGTAAAGGTAAAAAAGTTATTGTATCTTGTGAATCGGCAAAATATAAATTTCAATTTAATTTTAGAAATAAACAATCTGGAACATTCCCTTCTCACATCATGTGTGATTATCAGAAAAAATGATAAGATAAATATTTAAATGGGAAATACAAATAATCAATGAAGACGTATAGACAGTTTATTACAGAGGTAACTGCCGCGGGTGAAGAGGCTAGGAAACTAGGACTCAAACACGTAGGTAGAGGGATGTATGCCAATAAGTCTGGTGAAATTACACATAAATCTCTTGGTGGAAAGAAGTTAGAAAAAGTAAGACCTGAAGATGTTCCTCAACAGGCGCAGGCAACTAAAGGTGCAGATGAAACTCCAACAAAAGGAAAGACTGCATCAGCAACTCCTCAACAGGAACTAGATCCAAATGCTGAAATGCCTGGTGTAGATCAACCTGCAGGTGTGACTGTAACCTTTGGTAGATTTAATCCTCCTACAGTTGGTCATGAGAAGTTAATTAAGTCTGTTGCTTCAATGGCTAAGGGTGGAGAGTTTAGAATATATCCAAGTAGAAGTCAGGATAAGAATAAGAATCCTCTAACACCAACAGAAAAGATTTCTGTAATGAAGAAAATGTTTCCTGACTATAAAGACAACATTATTAATGATGAGAATATGAGAACTATTATTGATGTTCTTAAGTCTTGTGGTGAGGAAGGATTTACAGATGTCACTATTGTAGTTGGTGGAGATAGAGTTTCTGAATTTGAGGAACTTGCCAATAAGTACAATGGTTCGATCTATACATTCAATACTATCAATGTTCTCTCTGCTGGTTCTAGAGATCCTGATGCTGAAAGTGTTGAGGGTATGTCTGCCTCTAAGATGAGAGCTGCTGCATCTCAAAATGATTTCAAGTCATTTAGATCTGGTATTCCCAAATCATTAGATGACAAACAGGCTATGAACCTTATGAATAAGTTGAGAAAGGCTATGGGTATTAGTACTATGTCACCAAAGGTTGAACTGTGGCAAATTGCTCCCAAATTAGATTATGTAAATCTTAGAGAGAATTACTATCAGGGAAAGATATTTCAGATTGGATCGATTGTTGAAAATTTAAATACTGGTATTGTTGGTAAGGTTGTTAACAGAGGAACCAACTATGTTCTTTATGTTGATGAAAATGATATTCAATATAGGGGATGGCTCAAGGATCTTGTTGAAGGTGAAGACCCTTCAACACAACTAGAAGTTGGAACTGACAAGTATAGATCTTATGTTCAAGGATTGACACCTGGACAAGCGGTTACAAATTTTTATGATCTTAACAAAAAACTTAAATCAATAAATAATAAAAGAAGATAAATTTTATTAGTAGGGCCCAAAACTATGTTAAACGACAAGTACGCTTTGGAAAGTGCTAAACTTTCCAACATGGAAGATATTTTAAATAACATCGGATTCCTTGGCGAAGAAAAGGAAGAGAAAGAAGGTAAGTGTCCTAAGTGTGGTAAAGACCCCTGTGAGTGTGATAAAGCAGGTGAAGATCAAGAACACAAATATACTAAAAAGTCTGGTAAAAAGTCTAAGGATTATGATGGCGACGGTACTGTAGAAGATGAAACTGATGAGTATGCAGGTGTAAAAGATCGTGCTATTAAAAAGGCAATGAAGAAAGAATCGATTGAGTTTGATTCAATTCTTGATGAATTAACTTCGGAGGACATCATCTTCTTGACAGATGAATTAATTGAAGAAGTCGTCGAAGAGTTTTTCAATGAAATGATTGAAGAAGGTTTTGATGTAGAATGTATTGAAACATTAATCGTAGAGTCAATTGATTCTGAACTAACAATCCTTAGTGAAGCAAAAGTAACCATGGGTCATGATACAGAAGATCCAACTCCTAAAGAAGACAAACTTGCAAAAGTAAAAGCTGCTGTTAAGAAAGTCGCTTCTGGTGCTAAGAAAGTTGCTAAGAAAGTTGCAGGTGCCGCAGGTGAAGTTGCAGGTGCTGCTAAAGCAGGATATCAAAAGGCTGCTGGTTCTTCATCCAGTTCTTCATCCAGTTCTTCAAGTTCATCTTCAGGTTCAAGTTCCTCTGGTGGAACTATTCCTAGAGGAACTTCCCAGAAACCTGGATTTCTTGCCAGAGCAGGTGCTGCATTAAAAGCTGGACTTAAGAAAGTTGTTGGTAAGACTGCAAGAGTTGCTTCTAAAGTAGGAGACAAAGTTGCAACACGTTTGGGCGAAGCAATTGATGTAGGTGCTGACGCAGGTAAAACAATTCATGATTTTGTACATTCAAAAGATCCTAAATTTGCTGGTGATTCTAAGAAGAAAAGAATTGACAGAGCTCTAGGTGCTTATTATGGAGCAAAGAAAGAAGAAGTAGAACTAATGCCTGAAGAACTTGTAGGTACAACCTACGAAGTTGAGATGGAAGATGGAGAAACTATCATCATTGAGAAAGTGAAGATGGATGGTAAAGATGACAATGGTTTCAAATCATGCTGGAAAGGGTATAGAAAAGCAGGCACCAAAGTCAAGGGTGGTAAAGAAGTTAATGACTGTGTGAAAGCAGGATATGAAATGGAAGGTGAAGAAGTTATTTATGAAAACGATCAGTTCCTAGAAGATGTAGAGATGTTGGCTGATTGGTTACATGAAGAGGGTATCATTGAGAACGAAGATCAATTCTTTGAACTCATGGAAGATTTAAGTGAAGAAGAGATTGATGAACTCTATGATGTTGTAATGGAAGCAACTGCGATGGCAAAACGTGGTCATGATGAGGCTGCGATTCGCAATAAGATTGCTTCAAAAACTGGTGGCGGGGAAGCGGCTGATAGAGCAACCAAACTAGAGAATCAACCAACCTACGGTGATTCTAAGAAAGCAAAACAAAGACAAGATCTTGCTAGAAAGCAAAGAGGCGATTTCCGTAAAACAGCATCTTCAAATCCTGGTCTACATGGTTATGGTCACAAGTCTGATGATCCTGCAGTAAAGGCAAAACAGGCTGCTAGAGGAAAGCAGAGAGGTGCTCTAACTCCTAATGAAAAGAAGAGTCTGAATATGGGATATGAAATGATTGGTGATTCTCTAGAAGAGGGTGGTCTAGAAGTTCGTACTTATTCTTGGAGAGAAGTTATGGAACAACAATATGCTCGTAACAATCCTGAGAAGTATGAAGCAGATCAAAAAAAGAAAACTTCAAAGTCAGCTATGCCACCAAGAGGTGATAAGCGTAGAGAGGACTTTGAGAAGTGGTATGCTAAAAACGTCCGCTGATTATGCAAACTATGACTTATAATCCACCTACAGCTCAGGTTACACAACAGAAAGATGTGACCTATGGAAACGTACAACCAAACACTAAAGCTAAGAAGGGAAAGAAAATGGAACCATCTGGAAAGAAAACTGAAGTAATTATTAATCCATCTAAGTCAGATATTCAAGAGATTAAATCTTTTGCCGATTATATCTTGAGTGAGAGAGGTGATTATTGGCATCCAGATCCAGAACAAGATCGTAAACTAGGTGGTCCTGGTGCTAATCAACGTGCTCGTGAAGATCGTGCCTCAGCAAAAGAAGATCCCAAGAAATTAAAACCAGGTGAATCCTATTTAGATTATGCTAAACGTCATGGTAAATATACACCACCTAAGAAAGAAGGACTTAGAGATAAACTTAAGCGTAAGTTAGGTCTAAAAAATTCTTTTGAACCAGATGGTGAAGTTCTTGAGTCTGCAGTTCCAGGCAAACCTGCAGAAAGACTTGGTGCTGTGACTGCCATTCCCCAGAAAGAACGTGATGCTGCAAGGGAAAGACTACTTGCTAAGACCAAAGAAATTAGAAACAAGAAAAAGATTAGAGAGGAAATTGAAATCGAAGAAGGCATGACCATGAAAGATTTCAAAGCAAATCGTAAGAAGAATGAACGCAGAGCTGCTTCTGCTGATGCTGAGAAGAGAGGTCATGTAGGTAAGGAATGGCACAACACTGGTAGAAAGTATTCCCCAGATGAAGCAAAGAGAAGTCGTGCAAACATGTCTGATCATGAAAGAAGTGCAAGACATAGTACTGCAGTAGATCCTGATAATGAGGATCATTCAAATTATTCTGCAGACAAGACGAAGAATCCTAAGAAGCAACGTAAGCAGGCTGCTATGGGTGAGGCTATGTCATTCTTTGATTTCATGGAGTCTCGTAGAATGGATCGTGAAGGTGTAGATCGTAATGACACTGCTCGTAAAAATCGTACCATGGCAGCAAAGGCATCTCTAGCAGCAAAGCAAAAGAGACAAGCAGTTCTCGATAAGCACGAGAAAAAGACTGGAAATAAACTTGATATTTCTAGATCGAAAGAAGGTAGAGAACATGCTGCAAAATTCCCTGGTTCAAGACAAGAACCTAAGGAAAAGGGTAAGAAAGAAACTCCATTAGAAACACACAATAGAAGAGTCAATCGTCAAGTCGATAGAGTAGTTAAACACGGGTATACTTCTAAGGAGAAGAAACACGCTGACGCAATGGCAAAACATACATCTCGTTTTGACTAAATAGAGCGTTGAGTTCTATTTACTCTTATGTCAGCTCTAATCGCATGGGCAATCGCTAACCAAGCACTTATCGCAACTGTACTTTTTGCAGTTTCTGAAGCACTTGGAGCAAACCCAAAAGTAAAATCAAACGGTATTCTTTCACTCATTCTTCTACAAGTTCAAGGACAATTGAAGAACAAAGGTGCTAAAGATCTAACCCCATGATAAACAGGACCCTCACGGGTCCTTTTTTATAAATAAATATATAACTAAATGTTTATCGGAGAATAAGAAATGTCTCTTTACGATAGAGTAGACTCTAACGCAGCTAAAACTGCAATTGAAAATCTTCGCAATGCAGTTCCCAATACTGCTACCGAGACTATCGTTTTCGTTGATAATACGGAAGCAGCATTAAATGAAAATGCAACTCGTGGAATCACTGGTCCTGGTTGGTGGTCATATCGTACATATACTGATGCATCAGGTAAGACCCGTCATAAGGCAGAACATCTAGTCTTTATTAGCAACCCTGAGGCAAATGCTGATGAAACTCAATCTGATGACACAATCGCAGCAGACGTAGCATCGGCAGTAACCATTACTGTTCAACCAGCATCTGCAACTACAACTGGTGGTGAAGCATCATTCACTCTAACAACTAGCACAACTGGTACTCCTGGTACTCTAACCTACCAGTGGCAGTATCAGACTGCAACTCAAACAACCAAGTGGACCAATGTTACCAACACTGGTATCTACAGCGGTGCGACAACTAATACCCTTGCAGTTGCTGGTGTAACTGATACAACCTATGATGGTTACAAATACAGAGTCAAGATTAATTCTGCTGGTGGTACTGAGCAAGTAATTTCAGACGGAACTGCTACTCTTACATTTGACACTTGATAATATAAGTTATGTTATTTGATGAATTAAATGAGGATAATTATTTATTCTTCGCTATAAAAAATTATAATAATCCTAAGTGTGCCACTAAAGAAGACTTCTTTACTGACATGAATAGGTTTAAATATCTTAAAAGATTATTTAAAAAATATATTAAAAGTGGTGAATTGAAAACTCATTTAATTCTCAATCACATAATTATTTTATATAATTTGTTTGATGACGCTGCAACTCCCTTATTATTATATAAATTGGATCGTGAATTGTGGTCTTCTCTAAAATCTTTTTTGATTTTTATTGATAGATGGCCAACAAATTTAATGCCTGAATTATTAATTGATAAGGATTGTACAAAGATACTGGAGTCTATTTAAATGTTACATGAAGATGCACCAACTAACTCTGTAGGAACTGGTCAAGAAACATCTTTACCTCCATCTTCAGAACCAGGTAGAAAATTAAGAAAGAAAAAACTGGATAGAGTTAAGTCGATGCTAGACATTAAACTAGAATCGAAAGAACAACAGTGGCCTTTCTTAGTAGAAGTTCCTGGAATAGGCAATTTTATAATGTCAGGTACAAGTCCTTTACAAGTAAAGTTTAATCTGAGAAAGATTATACAACCAACAGTAACTGATACTAAAGTAAAAATTACTAGATTGAATCAGGGTGAAGCCATTAAATATTATATGAATAGAACTAACAAATCAATGAAAGGAATTTACGAGGAAACTATGGACATTCAAGAACAGATGCCAATGCAACAGGCACAACCCGCTGGTTCTGCAGAAAAGAGAGCAAATGCTCAGAACGCACAGAAGGCAAAACAACTTCAACAACAGAAAGCCCAAGTTCAGAAACAACAGGCTTCAAAAGATATGAATGCTCAGAAGACGGCCATGCAAAATACAATGAAGGCCAAGATGGATGATATGAAGAAGAAGCAAGCCGCACAACAAGCTGCCGCTAAGAAGACAGGTGGCACTGCCCCAGTTGCATGAGGTTAGTTATGTTTGGATTTGGTAAAGACATAGAAGTTCTTGAAGCCAAGTTTCAAATATATGAAGATCTCTCAAAAGAGATGCTTGACAAACTTGAGAGAGCAGTAGATAAAATAAGTGAGGGCAACCAAGCAGTTGCCCTAATCCTTGAACGTCATGAGAATAGATTGGAACAGAATGAAAGATCTGATCAAATTCTTATTAAGATGATAGAGGATTTTAAAGCAGAGAATAAAGAAGATCATCAAATTACAAATGAACGCATTGGTGTTGTAGAAACTCGTGTGAACGATTTAGCTACATTTAGATGGATTGCGACTGGAATAGGTACTGCTGCAGTTATCGTGTTAGGTTCTGCAACATTTTTTGGAAACCTCTTGACAATCGGACAAGGTTCTGGTAACATGCATACACCAGCACCAGAAGTCCGAACCAGATGAATTTTGTTGATTTAGAGTATGTAAATCTTGTTTCTTCAAGACTCCTGAAATTTTCAAGAAAGAAAGAAAATCTTTATACTTTTAGATGCCCCTATTGTGGAGATTCCAAAAGGAATCAGAACAAAACTAGGGGATATTTTTATCTCAAAAATAATGATATTCTTTTCAAGTGTCACAACTGTTTGGTTGGTAGAACTTTTTCTAATTTTCTAAAAGATAATGCAAATGATCTTTATGATAAGTATCTTTTGGAGAGATACAAGCGGGTTTAGGAATAGCTTATCGTCTCTTGGGAAATAAGAATGAGGCGATACAGTGGTTAACCAAGGCGAAGGGGACTTATAATCAGTTAGGAGATACTTCGCAGGTTCAGGAATTGGATAAAATAATTAATGAAATTTTAAGGAGGGAGTAAGGATGAAAGTTAAATTATTGATGATGGCGGCTGCGGTTGCGGGAGTGATGGGATTATCGGGAGTCATCTTAACCCCAACGGTGGGACAAAGAACTTTAGCACAGCAATCAGAATCTAGTGTGGCTGATAGTTCCTCAATTGAAGGAAAGTTAGATAGCAATAGCCAAACCATGGAAGATGAGAGTTATTTCAATGTCCATACTTTTCAAGGAAAAGCAGGAGAACCGTTAATTATTGATTTGACTAGCAAGGATTTTGATGCTTATATCATTTTGGTTGACCCCAATAATAACAAGATTGCCGAGAATGATGATGGAGGAGATGAGAATGATGCCAGAATTGTCTTGACTCTAACTGTAACGGGAACTTACACCCTTATTGTCAATTCAGCTAAAGCGAAAGAATCCGGTAGTTACGTCTTGAGTTGGCGGGAAGCAACGGAAAGAGATATTGCCTTAGCCGAAGCTGAGAGGCTAACTCAGCAAGTTATTCAATTGTATCAGCAGGGGAAATACAACGAGGCGATTCCCCTAGCAGAACAAGCTTTAGCTATCAGCAAACAACAATTAGGAGACAACCATCCCGATACCGCCGTCAGTCTCAACAGTTTGGCGTTAGTTTACCATTCTCAAGGAAGATACCCAGAAGCTGAACCCCTTTTCCAACAAGCCTTAGCTATCAGAAAAGCCCAATTAGGAGACAACAATCCCGCCACCGCCAGCAGTCTCAACAATTTGGCTGCACTTTACTACTCTGAAGAAAGATACACTGAAGCCGAACCCCTCCTCAAAGAAGCCTTAGCTATCAGGAAAGCACAATTAGGAGATACCCATCCCGATGTGGCAACCACTCTCAATAATCTGGCATCACTTTACCAGTCTCAAGAAAGATACGCCGAAGCTGAACCCCTCATCAAAGAAGCCTTAGCTATCAGAAAAGCCCAATTAGGAAACAATCATCCTGATACTGCACGAAGTCTCAACAATTTGGCAGGACTTTACCAGTCGCAAGGAAGATACAGTGAAGCTGAACTCCTCTACCAACAATCCTTAGCCATATTAAAGCAACAGCTAGGGAGCAACCATCCTTATGTGGCATTCAGTCTCATCAACTTGGCATTACTTTATCATATCCAAGGAAGATTCAAGGAAGAAGAACCTCTACTCCAACAATCCTTAGTTATCAGGAAGCAACAGTTAGGAGACAATCATCTCGATGTGGCCGAAAGCCTCAACAATTTGGCATACCTTTACAAGACTCTAGGAAAATACGCCGAAGCCGAACCTCTCTATCGAGAATCTCTAGCTATCAGGAAACAACAATTAGGGGACAATCATCCCGATACCGTCATCAGTCTCAATAACTTGGCAGGACTCTACAAATATCAAGGAAGATACGCCGAGGCCGAACCTCTCTATCGAGAATCTCTAGCTATCAGGAAACAACAATTAGGGGACAATCATCCCGATACCGCCATCAGTCTCAATAACTTGGGAGAACTTTACAGAGTTCAAGGAAGGTACACCGAAGCCAAAACCCTTCTTCAACAGGCTTTAGCCATCTTCAAGAAACAGTTAGGGGACGACCATCTTAATAATATGGCAACCAGTCTCAGCAACTTGGCAGGACTTTACAAGTTTCAAGGAAGATACGCCGAAGCCGAACCCCTCTATAAAGAAGCCTTAGCTATCACTAAGCGACAGGTAGGGGACAATCATCCTGATACCGCCATCAGTCTCAACAACCTAGCTACACTTCACGAGTCTCAAGGAAGATACAGCGAAGCCGAACCCCTCTACCACAGGTCCTTAGCTATCAGAAAACAACAATTAGGAGACAACCATCCCGCTACCGCCATCAGTCTCAACAATTTGGCTGGACTTTACTGGTCTCAAGATGACATTCCTCAAGCCATTAATTATCTCACTCAAGGACTTGCAGTAGAAGAATACAACCTCTCAGAAAATCTAAAAATGGGGGATGACAAGCAAAAACAAGATTATATGGCAAAGGTTTTGGGGACGACTAATGGGGTGATTTCCCTCAATCTTCAAGCTGCATCCAATAACCCACAAGCAACCCGTCTCGCCTTGAAAACTATCTTAGAACGTAAAGGACGAATTTTAGATGTTTCAACCAATAGCTTACAAATTCTACGGCAACGAATTGATGACCCTGAAAGTCAACAATTATTAACTCAACTGATTGAAGTTCGGACTCAACTATCTAATCTGACCTTTAAAAAGCCTGATGATTTTCCCTCACCAGAAATTTACCGTCAACAACTTGAAGAAGTTACCGCAAAAGCAAAAGAAATAGAGGGTAAAATCGGTGTTCGTAGTGCCGAATTTCGTAGCCTATCCCAACCCATTACCCTGGAAGGTATTCAA